CTCATTGAGAAGGTAGCGACAGAAAGGTTTTCCAATATGGAACATTTTCAGTCTCGTAATGAGGTAGACGTTGGACCCTTTGGGCTCAAACCTCACGTTCGTAGTGCTCGCCTCGAGTTGTACGATGATCCTCCAACTTTGGAGCTAGCGACGCGATCGCTTCAATACCTCGGTAAAACCGATGGTTATGGCACCGACTTTTCATTCGTTCAGAATGATCCGTATGCATCGCAAGCAATTAAGAGCTACTTTGGCGGAATGCCCGATGAGCTTAAGGGCTACACTCGTAGCGGCGCAAGTCTAGACCGTCTATTCGAAGGTCTTAGTAGGTATGACAAGGAACCTCCCAAACTCAGGTTTAATGAATGGCTTAAACAAGCTATCCTAATCGCGTACAATGCATTCCATCTCCCAGACGGTGTCAAGAGACGCAGCTTCGAGAAGATCGAGGTCGAGGGTAATGCAAGTGCAGGTTTCACCTGGCTAGGGTACAAGAAAAGAGATGTTCGTGTCGAGGCGCAAGTTGAGGCCGAAAAGCTCTCTCGCTTAATACGCAATAAGCGCTTGTCGAAGAAATCCTTGCCACCATGTGTTTGTTTCAAACGTACGCAGTTAGCGATGAGAACCGAACCAAAGGTACGGACTGTGTGGGGTTACCCCTTTGAAATTACTCTTTTAGAAGGGCAATTCGCACAACCTTTGATTGAGGCGTATTCTCAACGTGATTGTCCCATGTTCATTGGTCGCTCGATGCTCAAAGAGCTTCCCATGTTTATGGACACTCTGTTCCTCCGTGGTAACAAAGCCGTTGGTCTCGATTGGAGTGGTTTTGACGCAAGTCATTCCCCTGCACTGATTTCAGTTGCATTTGAGATTTTAGCGGATCAGTTACGGCTTACCGAGCAGGAGTGGAAGGAGTATTGGTTTATCCGAGACTACTTCATCGATACACCTGTCATCATGCCGAATGGTGAAGTGTATATCAAGCACGTTGGAATTCCATCGGGCAGCTTCTTCACTCAACTCATTGGTTCAGTCATCAACTTTATCGTTATTACGACGTTGATGTTGTATCATTGGGGTGGTGTTTGGACTCGTATGAAGGTACTAAGTGATGACTCTGTCTTCACAGTCCCGACACTTGAGATGATGGACTTGGAAAGTTGGGCTAAAGTTGCAATGGCGTTCTTTGGACTGAAGTTAAACCTTAAGAAGTCATTTCTAGCGAACAATCCTAGTGAGTTAGAATTCTTAGGCCATTCTTCAAGAGGCGGGAGGATCCAACGGGATGACATTAAGTTGTTACGCCTGTTCCTTTACCCGGAATATCGAGTTGATGATCCGACAGTGACCATCAGCAGGATACGTGGATTGCTTATTGACTCCGGCTTCCAATCCAAAGTGCTTCTTGAGCTCTATGACCACGTCTGTGAGTTGTTTGGTACTGAGGCATCGCGGGCTAATGACAAATTTTACCGTTATGTCATTCGCCGGAATATTCCTACGGGTGATATCCGGAAGGGCAAGCTTTTCGCGGTGTCTTAAGTCACTAACATGGCCTCGGCCAATCCATC